GTTATAGATATGCAATTTATGGGTAGAAGTGGTAAACAGCAAAATACAACTAGATTGGGGTTATATGTACGCAAAGGCTGGCAAGTCATTGCCCACTAAAAATTTTGACTTGCAATTTTATTATTAAAGTGATATAATATTATTTGTTTGTAAAAATGATTCTTTTCTTTGACCTAAACAAGTTAGAGCTATATACTGCTGGTAATAATGAATACCTAGTAGTAGCACTAAAAAAATTTTATCTTGGTCGTAGAATACCCAAAAACGCTAGAGAAAAGTACAAACCTATACCGCAACTTACAGCCGGTAATAGTTTCTTATTAAACCCAGAACCACTATTTAGTGATACTAGAACAGAAACTATATTTAAAGCACAATACATAAAACTAGCTGGTCGTAGAAATTGGTTAGACTATAAAGTATTCAAAGAAAAATCTCTAGACTTAAGTTTATATACAGACATTAATCTAGCAGCTATAAAGTATAACAATCTATTAATCGCACAAAATAATAGACTACTATTTAAATACGAGGAAAAACATGGCACTTAGTTTTAAACAAACAAAAGGCAAAGCACAAAAATCAAGCGTAGAATCTTACGAATATAAAGATGGTGAAAACTCAGTACGTATTATAGGCGGAGTTCTTCCTAGATATGTTTACTGGGTAAAAGGAACTAATAATAAAGATATTCCAGTAGAGTGCCTAGCTTTTAATCGTGAAAAAGAAAAGTTTGATAATCTAGAAAAAGATTGGGTTCCTGAGTATCATCCCGATTTGAAGTGTAGCTGGAGTTATGCAGTTAATTGCATTGATCCTAAAGATGGAAAAGTAAAAGTTCTTAATCTAAAGAAAAAGCTGTTTGAACAAATCCTAACAGCAGCCGAAGATCTAGGCGATCCTACAGATTATGATAGTGGCTGGGATGTAGTATTTAAACGAACCAAAACTGGACCTCTAGCTTTTAATGTGGAATACACGCTGCAAGTTTTGCGTTGTAAAGCCCGCGCTCTTAGCGATAGTGAGCGAGAACTAGCAGATAAGGCCCAGTCAATTGACGAGAAATATCCGCGCAGTACTCCAGACGAGATCAAAGCCTTGCTAGATAAACTAGCTGCTGGCAACGACGAGGATGAAGCAACTACTAGCGAACAAGAAGCAATTAAAGAATTGGGTTAAATACAAAGCCCGCTAAGCCTTAGGTTTAGTGGGCTATTTTATCTTGTACAGAATGAAAATACTATTTACGGCAGATATACATATAAAATTAGGTCAAAAAAACGTTCCCATTGAATGGGCCCGTAATAGATTTCAGATGTTCATAGAACAATTTGACCTAATGCAAGATCAAGCAGATATAGTTATTATAGGTGGTGATATTTTTGATAGACTGCCTACTATGGATGAGGTAGAACTATACTTTGATTTTGTTAGCAGTCTTAAAAAACCTAGTGTAATTTATAGCGGTAATCATGAAATGCTTAAAAAAGATACTACTTTTTTATCATTTCTAAAGCGCGCTACACATAGGCTAAATAAACTAGTTACTGTGTGCGATGAGTATAGGAGTGATTTACTTGGTGGAGACATTGATATTATTCCATACAATAAGTTACGCGACTTTGAAGCTAATTATAATACACTAGATTTTCATGGTAGAGTACTATGTACACATGTTCGTGGAGATATTCCTCCACACGTTAAATCAGAAATTAATCTAGAACTACTAAATCGTTGGCAGGTAGTACTAGCAGGAGATCTACATAGTTATGAAAACTCTCAGCGTAATATTCTCTATCCCGGTAGTCCTTACACTACTAGCTTTCATCGTAACAGAGTTGAAACTGGATGCATCTTACTTGACTTGGACACTCTGGAACATGCGTGGTTAACTTTTAGTCTACCCCAGCTTATAAAGAAAACAGTAGGTGTAGATGACCCTAAACCGTTAACAACGTTTGATTACACTATATATGAAATCGAAGGCAACCTACACGAATTAAGCCAACTAGAAGATAGTGAGCTAATTGATAAAAAGGTAGTTAAACGTGCACAGGAAACTCAACTTATACTAGATCCTGAGCTTAGCCTAGGCGATGAAGTTCATGAGTACCTAAGTTATATACTAGAGCTGCCTGCCGAAACTATTGAACAAGTATTACTGGAGTTTTATAATTATGCAGACAAACTCGAAACCTAATCTAGTACAAATCTGGTCGCAAGAAAACTGCCCAGGGTGTTTGGCTGCTAAAAATCTAGCGGATAGTTTAGGCATAAATTATGAAGTTCTAACCATTAATAGTATAGAAACTAAACAAAAGTTTTTTGATAGCTGTAAAGGTGCACGTAGTGTTCCACAGATTATTGTAGACGGAATGTGGATTGGTGGCTTGCAAGAGTTTAAAAACTACCTATTAAGCACTAAAACAATTACTAAGGTGGTTCAATGACACTAGAACTTATATGGGCTACAATAGCAATTATATTGATTGATATTGTATTAGCAGGTGACAATGCCTTAGTAATTGCTATGGCTGCTAATCAACTACCTGTAGAATTACGTAAACGTGCTATTTGGTGGGGCACAGTAGGCGCTATAGGCATAAGACTATTAAGTATTTTAATTATTAGTTATCTGCTACTAATTCCAGGATTAAAACTTATAGGCGGCTTAGCCTTAGTATACATAGCTTGGCGCTTAGCTTTTGTAGGTAAAGAACACACTATAAGTGCTAAAAATACTTTCTGGAGTGCGCTAGGCACAATTGTAGTGGCTGATGCAGTAATGGGCATAGATAATGCACTAGGAATTGCTGCTGCGGCTAGTGGTAATTTTACACTAATTGTTTTTGGATTATTAATTAGTGTACCTATTATTTTATTTGGCAGTACTGTAATAGCCAAAGTTTTAGCCAAATATCCTAATCTAATATTTTTAGGTAGCTATGTACTATTCTTAGTCGCCATAAAAATGATATTTGATGAGCCTGCTATAGATAGTTGGTTAGACCCACTACATGATTGGCATGAAACAGCTCTACCTTGGTTAGTAGCTCTAGTAATTACAGCAAAACAATATTATCGAGCAAAAATACGTACAAATGATAACTCTGAAAAAACTAAAATGGACTAATTGTTTTAGTTATGGTGCTGGTAATGAAATAGATTTCACTAAGAGCCCATTAACTCAGCTAGTAGGTAAAAATGGTCATGGCAAAAGTTCTATAGCCTTAATACTAGAAGAAGTTCTATATAATAAAAATAGTAAAGGCATTAAAAAAGCTGATATATTAAATAGATATGTTAAAGATACTGGATATAGTATTACTCTTACTTTTGACAAAGATGGTATAGAGTATAGAATAGAGTCCAAAAGAACTAATGCACAGACTGTTAAACTATATAAAAATAATCAAGATATTAGCGGCCATACTGCTACTACAACTTATAAAGTTATAGAAGAACTAGTAGGCATAGATCATAAAACTTTTGCTCAAGTAGTTTATCAATCTAGTGCAGGAAGTTTAGAGTTTCTAACTAGTGCTGATACAGCTAGAAAAAAGTTCTTAATTGAACTATTAAACTTATCTAGGTATACTAAAGCTGGCGAATTTTTCAAAGCACTAGCACAAGAACTAACTAAAGATATTGCGGTTGCAGCAGGTAAGGTAGGCACAGTTAGGGAATGGATTGATAAGTACGCAAAACAAGCAAATAGCGATCCCAAAACCCTAGTTACTGTACCAACCATCAATGATGCTGATATAGATCAAGCAAGCAAACTGCGTACTAGTTTGCAGACTATAGCAACTACTAATAAGCGTATATCTCAAAATAATACCTATAAAGACCTACAAAAGAAACTTCAACTAGTTCCTGTACCAAATAAACCTGTAGGTAATATAGATCAACATATAACTAAAAAAGCAGAATGGGATAAGGCAGTACTAGATGCACAGCGATTTAAGTCTAAGTTAACATCACTAGGCGATAATTGCCCAACATGCCTACAGAGTATTAACACTAGTCAAACCAAACAACTTATAGCCCAACAAGATCAGTTAATCCAAGAAGCAGAACAGCAAGCACAGCTAGAAAATATTGCAATTGCTAAACTACGTGAAGATACTAGATTATGGGATCTAGCTCAAAAGTCACAACAGGAATGGGAAAAGTATTATCAGCTAATAGATACTGAATTACCTGAACAATTGCTAGATGAAAAACTAATCAAACAACAGTTAGCAGAATTAGATGCTAATATAAGTGATATACGTAGTAAAATTGCAGCAGCTGAGC